GCGCTGTTCTCTGTCCTAGACGGGATTGACAGGATGTAGCCCAGTTCATCAACTAAAGGGGTTTCATCAAGCTGATCAGCCTCCAACACTGCTTTGAACTGGAACGTGCGACCAACAAAAGTGGCTTTCTCCAAAACCGTCCAGTCGCCAAATTCTGTCGAGGATTCCTGCTGCAGCTTTTCGCCATCCTCAAGCAAGAAATAGTCTGGAGTTGCTTCAAGCAAAATGTCATCTGCTGCAGGCGCTTCATTGCTATTGCGGAAGTAAAGGATTGCGTTGGTGTCTTCTGGCAGCGTCCCATCCCAATCGCTCCAGCTATCCACCAACGCTGAGCGATCATCAATCAAATCACTTGGGTACAAGCCGCGTGAACTTATGGTACGGTCCAGCTCGACTTGGAACTTACCGCCTAGATCCAACAAAGCGGGGAACTCATATTCACCTCTGGCAAGACGCTCACCGATGAAGTCCATCTCAGACAAATCATCAATGAGCAGCACATCATCAATCGTGTCTGATCCGTCTAAAACCAAGCCATCGTATTCGTCGCTGTAGAAACACCCAAACTTCTCGCCCTGAAATGGAGGAGTGTCCGTGTCTTCACGCCTTGTCTGGACTGTAAGCTTGGGTATTGCACTAGGGATATTTAAAACAAGGCTGATCGCCGTGGCGCTTTTAAGCTTTGTCGTTTGATCCTTCAGCTTGATGATGTACTCGCCGTTCATCAACGGAACGGTCACTGAGTTTGCTGTTGCTTGCACTCTAGCCAGGCTTACAGCATTAGCAAAAGTGCCAGTGCCGTCTGTCCTTCTTGAGTGCTTAATAATTACCACCAAATTGTTTAGCCTTTCGACTGCTGGTGAATCCCAGTGCAGCGTTGCTTGTGTACTGCTGATAGGGGTTATTGACAAATTTGAAACGTTTTTAGGAGGCCTTACAACTGGCTTTGGTGGCGCACCAGGCTCTTCGACAACAATCGTCGGAAGGCTTGGGGCGACTTTCTTGGCAGAAACATATTTAGATTTTTTGGTTGGAAAACCAATGCCAACAGCTCTTACTTTAAATTGAAAAGTTTTGCCAGGCTTAATTCCATCAACGTCAAAAGAGGTGTTGTCTGTGGTGAATGTTTTGTAACTTCCGTTATTTGTCCGCCAACGAACGACATAAGAATTTGTAAAACCTCCTCCACCAGCAGACCAAGATGCTATCGCACGGTTAACAAACCCTCCGTTCTTATCAATGTATTGAAAAGTAATGGACAGATCTTTGGGCGCAGGCGGTTTTTCATCAAAAACAGTAATATCTTCAAATTCAATATCTTCGTCCAACTCGGCTGCATCGTAAATACTATCGTTAAACTCAACTGCTACAACAGCAAACGTTCCATCACCATTGTCAGCAACAGAAAGACACCGAAACTTTTGCTCGTTTACGCTGTCGGTGCTGATTGAATAAATAGCATCAGCAAGTGGCGTCGAGCTAAACGCAGAGCTAACCGTGATAGTTGTTCCACCTGTATTAGCAACATCGATCGGCTTGCTTTCAATCGTTCCATTATTCAATACACATGTCAGCGTTGGGTTATCCCCAGAAGGCAGCGTGATTGATTGGTCAGCAATGATAGTTGTTGTTGTAGAACTGCTGATACGCCCAGACAGCCTTATTGCAGCACGCAACTCATCCTGAATTGCAAAGACTTGACCAGGGAAAACCAATGCGCCTTCAAGGCCAACAGAAAACGTGACGGTGCTTGCATCAAGCTCTTCCGTCTTAAGCATCCAGCGCCCCATGCGCTTTGCTTGATACTTTGATGTACAGCCAAAGGCGAGAACCTCTTTAACTTGGTAGCCGTATTTAGAAATAAGGCTTGCGTCTTCAACAACTACAATGTTTGGCTTATAGAAATTTTCTGGATCGCTATAGCGGACCCTAATGCTTGTGCTGCGTGTTTTTAGTGATGATCCGCTGTAACTAAAAACGCCGCCAATAACATTTGAATTCGAGAAGATGTGAACAGGATCAACATCCGTACCATCAAGGTTTCCGTGATCTGCTGTAAGTTGAATGGTATTGGACTGCCAATACATCATTCCCCTGAAAATACTGGCAAAATCCTGCAATACCGTATAAGCCTCAGCCTGTGATGACACTTGCACGTTGCAAGCAAATCGCGGCTCGTCAGGCCCTGGCACACTGATTAGCTCATTTGCGTATTGAGCCAGAGGGTATAAATCAACCCAACTCAAATTACTAGTTTTGACAAAGTGACCAGCACCAAAACGCTTGTTTGTAAGCAGATCGTAGAAAATGCAGACTGGGCATGTAGTCCAAACCGCAGCACCTAATTTTCCGTTGAAATTTCCAACAAACTCCAAACTGCCATCGTCTCTTGGAACTGCATTGTGAGGCACACGAACTTTTTTGCCTCGCACTAGGTAAGCTCTAGTCGGCAAAGACGGAAACTCTTCCGCCGAAATGTCCATGCCTACACAGGCCGAATATGGATACGCTGTTCTGATGTTTATGTTCTCAATAAGCGAAGTCCATACAAAAACATTTGCGCGTCCACTTGACAATGGCGTTTGCTTATCTACGTCTTCAAACTCATCCCAACTAGCCCTAAAAACATCTTTATCAATGTTTTCAGCGTTATATTGGCTGTGCGGTATTGCGCCTTTATAGCTGCGATATGAAGAATCAGGATACTTTGTGACTCTTATGTTCCATGGGCCTTTTCCTGGAAGTTCAATGCCAGAGATTTTCAGTTGGTAGTTGCTAGTGCTAATCCCGTCTACATAAAAAACATTGTTCCCTTTAACTCTAATGTCTTGGTCACTGGGCTGTACCGCTGATTTTTTGACGTTTTTAAAGCCGCCACCGCTTCCTACGCTTTGAACATCGATTTTAAAAAATATCTGTGCATCAAAAAGTTGCCCTTTGACGAGACCCTCTTGCGCCGTTGAGTAGAGTCTTGGGATCGTAAAAACTAGGTCAATGCTGTCTACATCAGTGTCTGTGACCTGGACAACTTCAACGCCCTGACCATACTCACGCGACTTAACCTTGACACCATCACTGTCTAAATTTTCTTTGTACTGATAACCTATTTCTTTGTTGATGTTGACAACGTTGCTTGTTTTTCCCTTTGCTTGAGGCAAGTAGCTTTGTCCTCTCCCTCCATTTCTTAGCTCATAACTAACTTGATCTTTTTCTATAAAAGTTTCGCCATCCTGAGCTTGTATTGGCGATTCGTCCAGGAATACGCCTTTTTTGCCGCCTTCAATGCCGTCGATCGGACCTTCGCAAAGGAGGTCAACAATCTTGATAACAGAAGAAGAATTGAGTCCCATGATTATGCCTCCGAAACCAAATCGGCAGTGTCGTTTTCACTGCTTTGCGTGAAATGATTGTAGCCAACAGCCCTTATTCTGATGCCGCTTCCTTTGATGTCTGCATCCGTATCAATAATGCGACATTTTACTTCAACTGTTGTGCCATCATTTTCCGCGCCACTTTCTCCGTAAGTGACAGCGTGACACCATTTAAAGCTATTGCCAGCTGCAAGCAGCCCTTGAATTGTTGCACGAACATTAGTAAATATAGGAGAGGCGCCAGGGTAGCTTCGTTTTTTTACGATTATTTCGTAAGTCGCAAAAGCAGGCACTAATTTATCTCCAATCTCCCTGCTAAGCCCTTTGTCAATTTCAAAAAATATCTGTAAATTGCCGAATTCGTTGTCATCTTGATCGTAGTTTTTAATGTCGGTAGTTGACTTTTCTTCTCCAGCTTCATCAAACTCTAAGAAGTCATCTGATAGTTTTCTCGTGTATTCACCGTCACTAGATTTGTTTTCAAGCTTGGCTACACTGGTGTTCCACTTTCTCGTCCTTAACCCGTTGTGAGATTTAAATTTGTTTTCAGGTTTTTCACCATTGATTATGGCCGTGTCATCCCCTTTGATTAGAAAATACTTACCACTTGGATCACTTTCGTCTGTAACTTGAACCTTAGACGAGAGCAAATGACTGCCGATTAGCAACTTGCCATAAACAAGGGGAACTGTCGCCCCAACACCAACCGTATTGGCGGGACCGGTGAAGGCATAAGACTGCTGTCCTGATAAAGCGCGTGAAACACCTTGTGGCCCTGTTGCGTTGACGTTTTCACCTGGCTTAGTTCTATTAGATAAATCCGGAATAACTGGTTGCGGCGCAAGTAGTTGCCCAACGCCCCCAAGAATCAAGCTGACGCCAATAGAACCGATTGCAGATGAAGCAGCAGCGCCAAGCGTAAAACCTAAAGCAGAGGTAATGGCCCCAGAACCGCCAATGCCTAGAAAACCTCCGGCAGCAGGAGCAAAAACAATCGCAGCAGCGACTAATGCAACTCCCAAGACGATTTTTCCAACGCCACCGCCACTACCTGCAACAACAGGTGTCAGAACAAGATCGTTTTGGCCTAATGGAAGATTTAGGTCTTCGTAGCCGAGAAATTCACCAGCCTGCACCAACGTGTAGGCAATGCCATGATGATGCGCCTCGACTAACTCTTTTTGAAACGCAGGGCTGTTAATACACAGCAGCTTGATCGCGTCTGCAGGAGAACGCAGGTCATGGTATTTGTGCTCTGAGCCGTAACGCTCACCCAGATCACCCAGCAACCTAACGGTCTGCTGCATACCGAAAGACCGCTGCGACACTAGAAGCATAGTATCGCCTTAGCGGCTCTACCGCACTCAGCGAATCCTGGCGTTGATGCAAAATTCGTTCATTAGGCAAAAGAACAGCAGCGTGCATCGGTGTTGCCGTTCCAAGGTTCATGATCAGCACATCGCCAGGGCGCCTTTTGTTGTAACCAACCTGCTCAAAACCTATAGCAAGAGCCTGTTCCAGGAAAATGCTCTCACAATTTTGCAAGTCATCAGGACGCTCAAAGTCAGGCAGCTCAATACCTTGCAGCCCAAACCAATCACGAATCAGCGTGAAGCAATCAAACTTGCCGTACTCCCACTGCCT